CAGTAGGATCTATATCACCAGTAATTCCAAAAACAGTTGAACTAGCAGGAGTATCTTTTCAATCAACATTAGATACAGGATCTAGCATTTCTGGAACAGCTCTTGTTCAACCATCTGGAGTTTCTGCAACTTTTGCAAATGGTGTAATTACACCTGCAGATCAAGTTATGGGTCTAACGGGTCAGTCAGCTACTTTCTCTCAAGGAACTGCAGTTGCACCAAACGAAGATGTAACTTTAACTGGACAATCAATAACTTCATCTCAAGGAACAGCAATAGGGTTTGGTGGTAGTATTGTTTTCCCATCATCATTCACTATTACATCAGCGCAAGGAACAGCGATTGCTCCAAACAATGCACAAACGTTATCGGGTCAAGAAGCTTCATTTAGTGTTGGATCTCTTGTAGGACTAGGTTCTGCAGTTGCTGACATGACAGGTGTTTCTATGACAGGATCAGTAGGTTCATTAACCATAGCAGATCAAGTCATGGGTTTAACTGGAGTTTCTTTTACAGGTTCTGTAGGCACTATAACTCCAGCAGATCAGGTGGTTGGATTAACTGGACAAGAGGCTACAGTTTCGGTAGGAATACCATTTATTAAAGCGTATGCAGATATTGACACGGGAAGTAACACGTCATATAGTAATGTTTCAACGGGTTCGAATACATCTTATTCGGATGTTGCAACTGGCTCAAATACAAGCTATAACGACGTAACAGGAGAAGCAG